CTCGCACAGTTCATTGTCACATTGGAATTCGTATATAGGCATTACTTACACGTCCTGCATGGCACATTGACCAACTTCCACGATCCGCATTGTGCGCATCTCTCAGGCTCAAGTTTATCAGAATCGCTTTGTATTTCCCCGTAAAGGGGTAAGAGTAGTTGCACCAAGTCTCCAAATCGCATGAAGGCTAAGTAATCTTCGCAGTTCTCACCCTGACCATTCATACGACACACCACGATCGGCAACTCATTGGAAGCTGCCGCTCTCTTGGTCGCTTGGCGCAACCACTCTAACGGCTGGAACGCCGATCTAGCCTTTACCTCGACGTCGAACGGGACGTGGGTAATATCTTTTCCAGCACCTCTACCAACGTCTGCGCTTCTCCACCATTGCGATAGATAGGCTGCAACCACTCGCTCGGTTCGCAGACCTCGGTCTTTTCTGTGACGTGTCATGCACGTCCAGCAGAGTTAATTGTTCCACAATCTAGGCAAGTCCATTCATGCTTTAAGTAACGCTCACGAATTTGTTGTCTCGTTGGAAACATATTGCACATCTGGCAAATCAATGCATAGCCCAATTCTTCTAGGAGCTTTGCGTTTTCTCTTAGATTTGCCCTCTGTTCGTCATTAGGAAATTCTTCCCAATCACCATCTTGATTCATAAATGTAACGTAACCCATTATGCACTCTCCCAAACTAGCAATGAAGCCCCTAACACAATCAAGAATGTAGCCATTTCTTCATCGGTTATGTGTACTTTGTTATTAGCGTAGGCGGCAGTTCTTGCGGCTTCTATAATCACCTTTGCAAATAACGGCTCTGGCACATGCGTTTCATCATGAACCAACGTGACAATATCCATGCAACCAGCGCACATTAGTTATCCCTCGGCTTCCATGAACCATCAGCTGCAATGCTGTACCAAATCGGATCACATGGCACTTCTCCACCTGGCATATCCCTAGAGCTTGATGCTGGGCAACGCCACATGCCATAAGGCTTACCTGCTTTAGAAGTTCCTGTTTTCCATACACGCGCACCATGCTTGCAACTCTCGTCTGGAGCTGTGCCACCAAGGACAGCTTTGACTGTCTCGACTGCTTGTTCCATAGTCTGAACTGGTGCTGCTTCCCATTGTGTCCATGGATCATCTGCCTTTGCTACTGGGACGTATTCCTTCGATGTTTCAGCCATCTTTGCTTTAGTATCTTGAATCACTTTGTCCTTCTCTAAAACTCGATTCACTTTAGCAGCTTCCTCACGACTGATTGACTTTTTCTCAGTCCCAATGTCTGCATTCTTGGCGGCAATTCCGATAGCGGACGTTTCGCAGTTTTCAAGGGCAAAGTCGCGATTGACCCCACGTTCCGCTGTGATTTCTCTGGCATATCCCGTCGAGAATGGATACTCATCTTCGTCGTCTCTATACAGTTCGGCTTTGAATACGACTCGATTAGCGTCCTCATGAATAAGGAAGGTGAGTATGCGTCCCATAGGAAACATTTGTCTAAAAGATTTAATTCGTTCTGCAACTGTTGTGTACTCCTCTAGATTAAACATATAGATCATTCTCCGTTGTGTGTAGTTGCGCCGCTAAACTTGTGTACGCGACGAGATCGACGTAAGTGTCTGTCTTAGCAGTTTCCATGCTTCTTGCGATTTTGACCAATGCCATACACATTGCCACCTGATAATCGTTAATTGGCACTTCGAGGTATGCGCTCCAGAGTGAGGCTGTTCGCTGCATGTTGTCGCTAGGGTGACCGTAATCAACTCCTCGGTCTTGGATAGTAGCTCGCGCTTCGTTGAGGTAGTCACGAGCGTTCATCGGCTAACCTTGAATTGCTGCTCTAGCTTCTCATAATGCTTACGGACTGCAATACGTCCTTCAAGATAACCGCGACGCTTGCCGTCGGTGTAGAAGATTACGCCTGTCAGTACATGAGTACCGAAAAGAATCATTTGTAGGATTGTCATTATAGCCAGCTTTCAGTTGCATAGTCAGAAGTAATGATCCATTGTTCCATGACTGAATCGAATAGAACTGTGTAATCCTGATCCATGCCCTTAAGTAAAGCCTTAGCCAGTACGAGATCTGAATAACACTCAAACCAATAAGCGACCTTATGGCTGTAGTCGATAACGCCATCGGTAAAGCGACCTTCTTGAGCTTCCCAATCTGAACCGTGGAAAAGCATTGAAGTCTCTGTCAGTCTTTCAAAGTCTTGCTGTACTTCTTCGATTGTAGAAAACATTTTGAGCCCTTCTGTAGTCGGTGTCTCCGCTACAAGAAGAACTTTAGGGCATACGGAGCAAACAACAACCCATTTTTGATAACGAAATGATAACGATTTGAGACGGATCTTCGTCCTCGAAATAGGGAATTGCGATACTAGCGGGCGCGTCCATATACCTTGCCGTTCACGATAAACGTGCCATTCTTTTCAATGTGAATGAGATCAACCTGCACATTCTTGCCGTGGACGTACATAATGGCGAAAGCCTGTTGCCAGTTCATTACCCCATGCGTATAGGTGGCGAGCTTCGGGCTCATCAAATGCCCACATTCTATGCCTTGCAGCACACGTCCCACACGCCCTCCAGAAGCCTCTGTAAAGGCACTACGACCCGCTCTGTGAGTGTGACCCGATATGACGTTCTTACCGCGCCTACGAGCCCCCTCAAGGGCTGAGAGACCCCCCTGAGGTTTGATAGGGGTATGGTCGCCGTGGACTGCTATCCAGTTAGGCGCAATGTTCATCTCATCACGGTGGAAAGTAATGCCTAGCTCGTCGAACTTGAGGAAGCGTTCAAAGCGCAATTCTGGCAATGAGCCGAGTGCAGGGATTTTGCTGCTGATTTGGTTATATAAACGATCCGTATGATTAGAACGGATTACGTCTGTGACCCCTAGTTCCCATAGAATGTCCACGGTCAGGTTGCGGTTCTCGTCTAGAGTCTGAGCGAACCATTCAGCTCGACCCTCGCTCCAGCGTCCGAGCTCTGTCATATCCATCTCGTCACCGAGGGTGACTGTCTGGTCTGCCTTGAACGCCTTAGCGAACTTTATGATATTAGAGACTACATGCTGGTCGTGCAGGGGAATTTGAAGATCTGGAATTACCAAAATCTTTTTCATTAGTCCTCGTCGTCGTCCTCATAGGGGATATTATCGATTCGATTAGGCAGGTTAGGAAGAATCCAATCTGGATACGCGTCAGGATCTGTAATGATTGCAAGGGCAATATCTACAGCAAAACCGTTTTTGCGTAGTGCCTTGTACATTTCATTCAGCGAGATCGCCCACGCATCGAGAGCGTTGTAAGTGTCTAGGTCAATGACCTTCTTCTTAGCTGCCATGACTTTATTATCGATCTAAGAGTATGTTGTAAATCTCATCGACACGCGTATTGAGTCGCTTAATTTCAGAGAGCAGGTGAGTAATGACGTACCCTGCCAGACCTCCGATAATGCCGAGGCTGGCAAAATAAAGAGTGAAGAAGTTTTCCTGTGTCATTTCTTCGGTGTCGCATATCCGAACACGCCCGCGAGGACAGCCCAAAGGATTGAGCGGTAGTCCGCTGCGAAGTTAGAAGCAGCCCACGCTGACAGGAAAGCTCCTGCTGTGAGTACTGCTGGATTCTTCATGTTCATAGTGTGCCGCCTATCATCGGGATATTAAAGAACGAACCATCTGTATCGCCCTTTTTGCTAAAAGAAACATGGCAATGTTTAACATGCGGATTGATTCCACGATATGCGACCCAACGCCATAAGGACTTGGCTGAGGTAATCTTGCCGTTGAAGATAATGTACTGAATTCTTTTCTCGCCACGTTTTGCAGCGAGTCGAAGCTGATCTGCAAGGTCAGGCATGAGGTCGGGCTTAGTTTTTCCAGATAGATCCCTGTCAATATCAATCGCTCTGACGATGCCCTGTTCATCAGGATTGTGATCAGAAGGACGCGCTGAATGACGTGTGTCGCCAATCCAGCCATCGGAGGTGCGATCTCGGTCAAGGTAACTATCATCGACTTGAAGCCTTAACTGTTGCCCTGCTTTGCATAATTTAGGGGTCACGCTAGTAGGAGCTTCGCTTCGATTGCTGTAATCCCGAGCTTCTCAAGAAGTGCAGCCTTAGCAGTTGCGTCGGCTTCTGCCTTAGCATCTTCTTCAGCCTTCTTCTCGGCTGCTAACTCTGCCTGATAAGCAAGTTCAGCAACCTCAGCGTCTGTGAGTTCAATGATTGACTCAACGCCTGTCTCGCAGTTGATTTCGATTCGTGTTGGATTAGGCATTTTTGACTCCATATAGGTAGGCGGTTGAGTATTGGACGAATGATGAGGAAGAGGCTATTGACAATGAAGTAATTGCAGAAGTAGTAGCCCATAAGCCAGCAATAAGGTTAGCGTCTGCGTTAGTAGCATTTCTTTCAGTCACGTTGTCCACGCTGAAAGACTTGTTAGTGCTTCCTGTGTAATTAGGTAAATAAATATCCATGTTGTTAAACGATGGAGATGAGTTATTCACCGACCCAACGTAACGCGCAAGAACTCCAGAAGCAGGAGTTGAGCCGTCGCCATAAAGGTAACGACCTGTGAACGTCGAGGTTGAGCCGTTAATTGTCAAATACATTGCCAAAGAAGTTCCCCCAGCAGAACCAACTGATAATGACATACGAAGGCAGAGGTCCGTGTAAGTGCTAGGGATTGAGGTAAAGTCAATAGAAGAAGCCCCACCAGAGCCCACAGTAGAAGAAGCGATAAGTTCAAAGGTGTTTGCCATTATGCCGCCGCGATTCCGTATAGGGTGAAGGTAGAGCCAGCCGTAAAGGTTTTAGCCCCATCGTTTAAGTCAAAGGTAATAGCGTTAATTGCAGAAGTGTCACGCCACAACCCGACGTTAGCCCCAACTTCACCTGTTGAAGTTTGAGAGATATTGAACCTCATTAGCGCAGTCTTATAGACGCTTGTGTTGGCATAGTTTTGAATCTGGCAGATGATGTCGCTAGGATTTCCTGTGCCAAGCCCTACCGCATAGCCAATACCTATTTTTGTAGTGTATGTATTTCTTCCGCTAGATGCCGTACTTCCATTACCTAATACATAAGTATTTGAATAATTACTGTTGTTGGAATTGTAATACATGCCAACTGTAAGACCATTTGCGTTAGTTACTAAGTTTGCGCATACAACTACCAAATCTGTATAAGTTGAGGGAATAGAAGAAAGCGTTACAGTAGCCTGTGCGCTTCCCAGAGTAGTAGTTGCAATCGGGGTATATGTTGAACCTGCTGCCATGATTTACCCCTTAATCCCGTAGAGCGCGAATGATGAGTATTGAGTCCAAACTGTGCCAGCAGACGGGGTGATTGTGATTGAAGAGATAGCCGCTGTTGACTGCCATAGTCCAGAATAAAATTGAATCTGAGAAAAGTTTACTGTGTTGTTTTCCATGCCCGTCAAGGTGCGAACTGTCTTATATTTATTAGTGTTTGCATAGTCAAGAATATCAGTCACGCCCGCACCAAAGATGTTTGCAGTTTGGTCAGCGTAAGGCGCACCGCGTAAGAATGCTTGGCTTGTCGCGTTATATGAAGCTGCGGTTGAGCCATTACCAACAAGCAGGTGGAAAGCGTAATTACTGCCTGTGTCGCTGTTAAATGTATAACGAGCATCTACTGGCGCACCATCGTTGCGCCCGATAGCGCGAATCTGGAGATGCTTGTAAGTGCTAGGAATTGAAGTGAAGGTTGCTGTTGCTGACCCACCTGCTCCAACTGTCACAGTCGCGATTGACTCATACGAGGAAGGTGCAACTGGAGGCGCGCCCTCGCTAAAGAGCCCTGAAATAACGTTAAGCATTAAGCGATGCCACCCACGACCACCCATGCATCGGTTGAGAGCTTGATGCAAACGGCTGTCTTCCATTGTCCTAAAGTTGGTGATGCACTAACGGCTCCCGCACTAGTCACAGTTGTTGTGCCGCTCGTAACTGCTGAAATGGTTACAGTTCCCGCACCTTTATTCAAAACTGTTATGGCGGTGCCGATTGGGTATGCGACACTCGCGTTGGTAGGAATCTTGAAGGCTACTGCTGTCGCCTTGTTCATAGGGACTAGGACTTGGTACTGATCCGCTAGAACCGCGGTGTAGTCCGCTGTCTGGTCTGAGCCGACAGTAAAGGCGGTTAGCGAGTTATAGATTGCCGCTGTTAGTACGTCGCCTGTGGTGACTGGAAAGGTTGCCATGTTGCTCCTAGTAGCTCAATGTAGATTGTCCGATTATACCGTATGTGCTGCTCCCAATGATGAAAGCATCGAGGATAGGCTCAAGAGTTGTGATTGAGACTGTCATCTTGTTTGGGGTTATGTCCCATGCAAAGCCTTGCGCTTGCAGGGTTTTCTGTATTTCCGAACCTTCTTGTGTGACGTTCGTAATCTTGAGGTTGTCGAAGTAGTCCAAGCCAATCATTGTGTCGGTTGGTACTGCTGGGTCTAGCAAATCAACGGTCATCTCGTCAATGCGGATAGTGGTCTCTTTACGAGTATTGACGTAGTTGCCGGCAATGCCAGCCACGATGGTGTCTGTCTCAGCGATGAGGTTCTCTTGAGTCAAGCCATGTGGGAAGTATTTATCAATAGAAGTCTGGCTAAAGACGTTCTGGGCTGTACCGCCTACGCGATTAAACCTGACATCGTTAATGATTAGCTTGTCATCGAAGGCGTACTTGAGGTTCTTGTACGGGATACCTGTTGTCTGGTCAAACTCAGTAGCGGTTTCGCCTAGGGTTGCAGCTACATCGCTGCGAGATTTGAACACGGCTGTGCCGTCTGGACTCATGTAGAACGCGCCTAAACCTTCTGAGAACTCTGCGTTCTTAATTGCTTCTAATGTTGTGCGGATAGTTGCAGGATCAGCTACGCAAGTGGTTACGCCTGTTGCGATAGAGCGCATGCTTGCTGGGAATTGAACGTCATCAAGAATCTTGCCAATGCGTGTGCCAGTGTCTTGTCCTGCTGGGGTGTCTGCAATAGTTCCGACGTTAGCCATCTGTAGAAGGCGGTAGCCGTCGGTACACATGATATCGACATAAGCCGTTTCTTGTCCTACAGGGAAAAAATAACGATAGTCATTTACATATCCGCTGAAGAGGAAGTGTTCGGCTGTATCTGTAGTTGCTGAAATGCGGAGCTTGCGCAAAGGAGTTAGATAAGGATAGTAGGGCGAGGTAACTGACTGGGGATTGAAGAAACCTTGAGGATCGAGTACGCGAACAATAGCTGTGCCAGCTTCGTAGGTGTCCTTCATAATGTTACGCCCACGCCGGATTGAGATGGAATATACGTTAGGAGTCAAATCAACTGTCGGTATAACCACGTCAGAGGAACCAAATCGGTTTACTCCAATAACTCCGTTATCGGGAGAACCAATGACGAATCCTGCCGAAAATGTTGCACCGCCGGAGAAGTCAAAGCTGACCGCTATTTGTGCAGGTAGGCTCACTCAAAGCCACCTGTGCGACGATTAACGTATGTCTGGTTTCCAGTAGAAAGGCTCTGCTGCATAAGGTTCTTGGCAATGCTGTTTGTGAGATCTCCGTCGCCTGTAATCTTTAGCTCAATGTATTGCTGACGCTCTGCCATAGCTGTTGATCCTGCGCCCGCATAGCCCATTGCAGATGTTGATGGCAATGGAGAAACGTTTGTTGATGGGATTACTGGGACTGGGCCGATAAATCCTGGGTCGCCTGGGCGTGGCCCTTGAGGATAAACGGTGTCCGGAGTAAAGCCAGGGATAGCGCCGTAAGTTGGAGGGGTAGGAAACTTAATGTTGTTGAGCTTGTCCTGAAACTTGATAATCCATTCATCAAGGAAAGCAAAAGGATTCTTAATCTTTGTGTCACCGATAGAAAGAAAGAACTGATAGAGCTTGCCTGACTCGTCTTGAGCCATAAGGATTTGCTTAGTAAGGCTAGAAGCAAGGACATCATTATCGTTAAGGATGGCAAGCTGTGCCTGTAGGCGAATCTTCTCGTCCTCAGTGATCTTGCCTTTAAGTGCGGCAACAATGCCAATCTGCTGAAGGTCAAATACTGTGCCAGCCTTCTTCAAAGCCGCTTGCTTCTTCAATTCTTTTGTCTGCTTTTCTTGAGCAGCCGCTATGTCTTTAGCTCGCTTGGCTGCATCGGCAGCAGCCTTCTTCTCGGCAGCAATCTGTTTGTTAGACTTAGGGATATTGACACCCTCAAAGGCTTTGCCAGCGTTACGGCGAAGGCGAGCGTTGTAAGCCTCGACCTGCACAGCCTGGATGTTCTTGGCCATGTTGCCAAGGTTGCTGTTCTTAATGGCATTGATAATAGCTAGACCTTCAGAGAATCTATCGATAAATCCGACAGTCTTATCTGCAAGGCTATCAATCTTAGTGATCAAATCATCAATGCCTTTTGAGCCGCTAAGTAGCATGATGGAGTCGATAAGCGCCCCGCCAATAGTTTCGGATGCTTCGCCTGCCGCTGTGCCAAGTAGCTGCATCTTTCCTGCATATGTTGCTAGGTAGGCAGCATTAGCTCCCTTGTACTGGTCGTTTAATTCTTTTTGGATAGTAGCAAATGAAGCTGTCTTTAACTCAACCTGAGTAAGCCCTAGGTTGTACTTCTTGAGTCCCTTAGTATTGCCCACAAAGGCTTGTGCAAGGTCATTTGAAACCGTAGCCAAATCGATCCCGCTGCCGGCTGAAACGTCGATGGCCTGAGAAAGAAGTTTTTGGCTTTCAGTAAGTGAGCCGGTGGTTGTAAGCAAAGCCTGAAACGCCGGACGAAGCTCACTGTCTGTGACGGCCGAGGACTTTGAGAGGCTGTCGATGTACTGGTTGATTGCAGGGTTTGAGAACTGTAGCCCTAGATTCTTTACAGCGGTAGCAAGCCTGGTTGCTTCTTTCTGATCCTGAATAAAAGCGTTAGCGGCTGCCTTACCAAATCGAACAACTGCCGCTGTACCGAATGCAACGCCTAAAGTGCCAGCAAGATTCTTTACCGTTTTGTTTAGCTTAGTGACAGAGCTATCGGCTTTCTTAAAAGCTGCAACGCCGGTAAATTCTGCCAGGATGTTAATGGCTACATTACTCATGCTGCTCTCCTCAAATCGACAAGCTCTGCTCGTTTGTTAAACTTCTTAGTTGTGTTTTCAATGGATCTAATGACAGCAAGATTGGCTTTGCCTTGAGTCTTAGCCCAGGCTCTAAAGATAAGACGGCCCATCATGTAGCTGTTGTTCTTGCTTCCTGAACCATAAAGCTGGCCAAGGTTAGAGATAAACTGATTGCCCGCGTAAGGGTTGTTGGAGCGAGAGACTCCTTTAGAAAGCCCACCGGCTTTAGGGCCAACCCAATCCTGGCCTTGGCCATTCTTTCGGCCAGCTGTCTCGTAAATTGCACCGATCATAGATTTGTTTTGGATTCTGACTGTATTGACAAAGCCATGCTTATTAGGCTTGCTAGGACTTGTCTTAAATACAATGCCTGACTTAATAACAGACGCGTTGTAAGTAGGGAAGTTAGCCTCAGAAAAAGAGCGAGGAGCCCATCCAGACATCGGTGATGTTGCGGGAACGAAGCCCCTTGCGTCTTTCACTACTGGTCTTAGCGTATCGCCAAGTTCTTTAGTAAGTTCTTTTGCAAGGTCTGGAGCATACTGGTTAAGGGCTTTGCGTAGATTTAGAGCGCCGACTACCTCTGTTGCCATCGTTACGCTCCTTTGCTAAGTCCTTGAGAACTTGTATGTGTGCCTTGAATGCCACTGACGATAGTTCGACAATGGATTGGAACGGAACTCCGTACTCGTAACTCAAGCGAGTTGCAAGATATGTTACGGAGTTCCGATCCAGCCTTAAACTAAAGGGTCAGACTCTAAGACCTCGACAGACTTGAGTGTTTCTAAGAAACCATCGCCAAAAGGCTTTGGCATTTCCCCAGCGCGACGGCTTGCCTCGAAACACAACCAGTAGATATGCGACTGCATAGAATCCTCGATGAGAGCTTTGTGAAAGCCCTTCTTTGCGTATTGCTCGAATGAATATTCAAGCAAAGGCGTTATCTCGTACTCTGTTACCGATCCATCTACCTTTGTTACTTTTAGCTTTGCCATTCTTTAGCCCCTTTAGTTTGTTAGATTATGCCCAGGTACCTGTTGATGCTGTAGCAGTCTTGCTATTGCATGTAAAGGTAATGTCAATCATAGCTTCATCGCCGACTGCGCCGTTGATGTCTGTAAGATTGTCCACAAAAATTGTACCGCTATAGAGCAAGTTCTCTGCTCCGACAGCAACGTCTGATTTCTGAATTGCCTGGAAAGCAACTGTTGTTCCGTATGCAGCCTGAAGCGTTGCAAGAACGTTGTTAGCAGCTGTGTCGTTCAAGAACGTCACTGTGATTGTGTCAGCTGAGAGTCCAGCAACGAACTTGTGAGCTGTGTCACCCATCGCTGTAACTTCCAAACTATCGACAACGCGGTTAAGCTGGAAAGCTGTGACGTGATCAGAAAGATTGACTGTGGCAATCTTAAAGCCTACTTTATTGTTTAAGAAAATTGCCATCGGTTATTCCTCTTCCTTCTTAGTTGTTGGTTTTGGTGCTACTACAGCTGGAGCAACCTGACCGATTTTAGTCAGGAAGTCAGCGTTTTCTTTTTCCCATTGAGCGAGATCGGTCATGTTATGTCCATTCCGTGAGTATTGATAAGTTAATGCTGGCCGTAAGAAAGTCTCCAGCAGCCGTCTCGATTGAGCCGACGTTGGAGACCGAGCCAACATTAAAGCTAAGTGTTGAGGCTGCGAGCTTGTTAAACACTGCAACCATTATATCTTCGATGCCATTGAGATTGCCCTGATTGTCTAGCAAAGGCACATAGAGTCGAAGCTCTAAATTAGCCAACGGGCCAACTGTTGCCCACTGGTTATTGCTAGGGACTAGGTAGTCGCCCGAAGAGGGAGCAACAACTACACTGTTAGCAATTGGCGTTGCTGGAGGAAAAGCAAAGACTGAGTATTTTGAGTTATCAATAAGGGCGGTCGCAACTGTTGTGCGAAGAGTTGTAATGGCTGCCATTTTAACCGCACATGCTGCGTGGGTCGAGATATGGCGCAAGTAATCCGCGAACGCGGGCCATCATTGTATTACCCATGCGATAAGGAGAAGGAGTGTATCCGTCCATTGTTACGCCACCTGAAGATGGTGCCTGACGGCTTTGCCAGATGTCAATTGAGATCATAAGGCTTGCTTCTTGAATTGCTGGAACCGTTGTGTAGTCCGTGTAAGTCTCAGCAGCTGCAATGCCATAAGGAGCAATGGTGTGATAAGGATTATCAGATGTGTGAGTTGTTGTCACATCAAATGAATAATCTCCAACAGCCGTGATTGTTTTGTTGCCATTGAACTTAGTGCCCGAACCTGTGATTGTTACGGATTGCCCAATATAAAATATGTCGCGAATTGGCTGATTAAAGTAGAGAGTACCTACTGTTCCCACGTTGCTATGGGCAACCGTTGGAACTTCATTCTTCCATAGAAAGGGCAACAAGACATTATCGGCAGCATTTACAACCTCAGTCAAAATTGAGTCGCTGTAGAGCGTACCAATTCCGAGTGCGGTTCTAAGTGTTGCAATGCTTGTGATTGCCATTGTGATCCTTTCTAAAGACTTGAGGGGACTGCAAGGGCTCTGGCAGCCCCCTCAAGCGACTTAGGGTATTACTTATGCAGCGTTATTGAACTTGAATGCGCCGCCTGCTGATGGAACCTTAGTTGCGATTGCACCGTAACCGTAGTAACCAACTTCAACCTGGCCTGTGCCAACCTTGTCAGCACGAAGCTGTAGGCGGCTTGATTCGAACCATGTGAATGACTCACGGTTTACAACGACGATTGAACCGTCTGCAACACCTGTGAGTGAGTAGTCAACGTAGAGGTCGAGTCCGAGGAGTGATCCACGAAGTGACTGCGAAACGTTACCTGCTGCGTTTTGTGGCTGTGAAGCGATAAATAGAGGACGGTTTGAAGAATCTACCATGCCCATGATGTTGCTCCATTGTGTTGGAGAAACAATTACACCTGTTGCAAAACGAAGTGTGTTTGTGTAGATAGAGTCAGATGCGCGAGCAATAAAGCCAGCCATTTCTGCGCCGTCCCATGGAAGTGTGATTGTTGTTCCGTCTGCTGTTGCTCCAGCCTGAATTGCTGTACGCACTGCAACGTTTGTTGCCTTTGCGTAAGCATCAGCCATAAGTGACTGCAATTCTGCGAAGAACGCTGGGCTAGTTCTGTCAAGAACTTCTACGTCGAATAGCTGCATGCCGGCGTACTTTTTGACGTCCACATCCAAATATTCAATCTCAACCTGAGTATCTGAGAATGCACCCTTTTGTGCTGCTTCTGCAACTGTAGGGACAGCCTTAACGCGAGGAATCTGGAACTTAAATCCTGCGTCTGGAAGTGTGCCTGTTGAAATTGCGTCAATAGATGGACGACCAGCTGTTGACTTGTTGTTGATGATTTCTGTGAGCTGACGTGTTGGTACAAGACCAGCAACTTCAGTTGTTGTTGTATCAGATGCAGCAGCAAGGTACTGACGAGCTGACTCATCACCGAGCTGTGCGCGGATTGAGTTCTCTAGGTAAACTGCTGGGTTTGTATCGATGCGTGGCGTTGTGTATGCCATTGCTGTAATTGTAGGGCGAGCAGCTTCTACAGCCGCAGCTTCTACTGGTGTTGCTTCGACCGGAGTGGTTTCTTCCACGACTGTCTCGCTTTCTGTTGGTAGTGTTTCTTCGACAGGGAGTGATTCCTCTGCCGCGATCTCTAGCACCTGAGCAGACTTAAATGCTGGTTCAGTTACGAGAGAAACTTCTTTTAGTTTTGCAGATGTCACAACCATGTGACCGTTGCGCGATGGCTTTGATGCAAGGATTTCTGCGCCGATGCTTAAGCCACTTACAAGCCCTTCTTGAGCCTGAATAAGTGCGTCATTACCACCTGTTGAACGTGAAAGCTTAAAGGTCGCAAAAATTCCTTCAGGGCGAATCTCAGCTGAGGTCATTCGTCCTACAGGCTTAGAAATTTGATGCTGACTGAGTAGCTTGATTTTAGAAATATCTGTAATGTCGATTGAGCCGGCCTCAAATACTGCGCCGCCAAGATTTGTGTGACCGACTTCGCCTGTTCCCATTGGCACAATAAGGCCAGAAATTTCGCGACGTTCTTCGCTGCACTCAATAGATGATGCTTCGATATAAAGGGTTTCCATTTAGTTCTCGTTTCCGTTAGGAGATAGATCTTCCATTTCCATTGCCTGTTCAGTTGTAATCAAGCCGAGCGAAAGCATCTTCTCCAAAACAAGGAGTCGCTCCATTGGCTCAGTGCGTAAGAATGAATCGTCTAATGCAAATTTTACATAATGTCCATCGGTTGAAACGTCATTCATTGAAAGGCGTGACTCAATCGCAGAAATAAAAGGCTGTAAAGTGAAAGCAACCATTTGCTTTCTTTCATCAGTTATATTCGAGTACGTCATACTTTGATTCATCGAAGCACTCACATAATAAGGATCTACTGAGCAAAGTCTTGCGCATTCCGTGGCAAGGTTTTGTATAGCCTCGTTGTAGAGCATTTCGCGAGGTGAGAAGCCAAGATTTTGCGCATCGAGAGTAGATGTTAAGTAAGCAGTTGATCCGTTACGTCGTGCGTTCTTCCATGCAGAGAGAAGGCCAGACACTTCGTTAGGAGGAAGGTCTGCTCCAGAGTTTTTGAGAATTGTTGTTGCCATTGGGGTTGCGGCTGCAACAGCAGCAGCTTTCTGCACATCTACAGCAGCTTGAATTGTACGAGCGCCTACAGCAAGAATGCCCTCATCCTTTTGGAAAGTAATAAGTGATCCGAGACCTGACATTGGAACAGGAATTCCATCGACGTAATATTGTGTGACGTAGTGACTTAGTGGATCAGTTTCAAAGCTGACACGACCATTGCCAATCCATTCGGCATTCGCCATGCGATTATCTTCCTGGTACACCTCAGTAATGCGCCAATATGAAATTCCGTACATAAGTAACGCATCAAGTGTGTAATACAAAGTTTCAAAACGTGGCTGGCTCTTAGAAGGTTGCTCTACCCAGCGAGGAGAAGCAATGTGTTCTCCTGTAGATTTCTTGTAATACTCCAGCGGGATGGCCGCGATTGTTCCCGCGATAAGGTCTCTGCATCTTTTGATGGCTGGGACGCTAAGGGCCATGTTGCGGCTTACTGCTGTTGGATAATATTGGTTGTAACCGTAAAAGCCATCGGTCATTAGTTGTGGAGCGGCTTGCGCTTCCAAGATTTGTGGCTTACGCGAAAAGAGACCCATAGGTCGCAATTATACACTACATATAGGTCATTCCGTATAGATTGCCGCTACCTGTTGTGGTTTCGTTAATTGATGTACGACCATGGCAGTGCTGATTGCACCGGACACGTCGCCCGCTGATTTTCTTTTTACAATTCTCCAGGAAGAGTCATTGGTCTTAGCTGCACAGTTGTTCATCTGTTGCACCCAATTTTCCTGACCCGAATGAACAAGCCGAAGATTAACCAGACTGTCGAGCAAATCCCCGCAAGCCTGATAAAACGCAGCACCTGATATGTCGAGCGTTATTTGTCCGGCATTAGACAAACGATCCGCAATTGACTGGCTAGTATATTTGTCAAAGCAAATTTGCTTCGGTCTATATTGATCTGCCCATCCTTTCACGTCAGCCGCAATCCTGAGATCGTCCACGCTTACTTGGCTTTCCCATGTTTGTAAGATGCCAACGCCGATTCTACCGTCAGGCAATATTTGACCAGCAACGAGGCTCGCGTTGCGGCGAGATGGAGACACATCGAAAGCAAAGACTGTATAACCACCTGGCGGAATCGTGAGCGAGGAGTCGGAAGTGTCCTCAAGAATTCCGTGAGGCCAAGGAGAGCTGAGAGAATCAATCCATTGGCAAAGAGTCTCAGTTCTTGTATTTTCAATCGGGCTAGTAGCAATTGCTTCCTCCAGTGCGCTTTCGGTGATGGTGTAGCCGAGTGCCGGATTACTTGGCACCCATGCGTTTACCCTGTCAGTGATCTTGCAGTATTGGGGAGCCGAGTATTCGTAAAACCCAAAAGACTTAGGCGGGTTATCAAGGGCCCTGCTTCTCAAATTATTCAGCACAACTGAGAATGCATCACCGGCATTGGATGTTAAAAGTGTCATGCTGTTGGGGTGAGCCCTGGTCACAGGAATAGCGGCGCGGTAGCCCTCTTCAGAGATTTCGCGTACCTCATCGATATAGAGCAATCCATTTATGCTTCTGCCTCTGGAACCGTCTCTAGTTGCCGCGACAACATCCATTCGAGCCCCTGACAACATCTCGATGGATTCCGTTCCATTGGCGTGACGGATTTGCTTAACCATGCCCTTGAGGTGGTCATTGTTTTCCAGAGCGTTAGCCACTTGCCTAAATGTCTCCAGAGCCATCGACCGGTTGGAGGACATGATTAGCACATCGGTATTCCACTTGAGTAGGTGGGTAAGGATCAGCATTCGAGCTAAAAACGTCTTTCCATTTTGCCTGCTAATTAACAACAAATTGAGCTTTCTAATGAACATGTCATTTTTGTCCACAATCAGCATATCTTTCAAAACATATTCCTGATAAGGCAAAAGTTCCTGATTAAGTAGCTTGGCAATCTCTTTTACGTCATCAACCTTGCTCTTACCTTTTAACGGGATTGACTGAAGCCTTGGCTTAGTTGCCCCCTTTAGTGGCGTGACTCTTTTGGCAGGCATCGGGTTAATTCTGTACTGGTCTGGCCGTAAACGGACTGTCTTGGTGAATCTCCGACCGTGTTGGGGAGAGGAAGCCAGGAAAATCAGGGGGGGTACGCAAGGACTCTAAAAAAACGCCCTGTGAGCGTGATCCTTTGCGTGAGTTACACGGCTTGCAACAGCTAACCATATTTTCTTTTTCAATGGCTAACTCAGGCGCCTTACTCACTGGGATTATGTGATCAATAGTCATGTCTTTGCCCTCGTATCCACAGTAGAAGCAAACCCATCCATCCTCGGCTAGCTTCTTGAGTCTAACCTCTTTATACTTCCTTGAGAGTCTAGGGTCATTGCGCTTACTGCTCATTGCCAACCCTTAACTCTTAGATGATGTAGTGCCTTACAATAGTTAGGCTCATCATACTGTGTAGTTCCATATCTATGTTGCACATACTTCCAGTAGAAGTAGAACTGATAGTCATAAGGACTATCTATAAGCAATCTATTGCGTATCTGGTAGTAGCCATAGTGTGATCCATTAACTGCATCGATGCGGTTACTACTTTCTCGATGAACTATCTCTGAATGACAATCATATTGCTTATCTGTTAATTGATAATCAGCTAATGAATGTAAATCATAATAAGCATCTATTGAGCCTGTTCCTACTGCAGTAGACTGCATAGACATAGCTATCCCAATAACGATGGCTACCGAGCGAGCTATCCGCGTAGCGGCTCGCTCTGAGCCCTTGAAGGCTCTAGCCGTTAGAGTACCAGCCATGTCAAGCATGTGTATAACTTGGGAGTGGCGTAAGCGTAGTTTGATGTTTTGTACCAAGTTATCCACAGGCTGTGTGTAACTATTTATCTGTTGAGTAGAAGCCTTGACCTTTGAAATGAACCGAAACACTCGAATACACCTTTCTCATGAGTTCATTGCAGAAGGGACATTCGATCCCGTCCTGAACCTTTGATATGGATAGTTCCTTCTCTATACGGGCATCAGCCTCGCACAGTTCATTGTCACATTGGAATTCGTATATAGGCATTACTTACACGTCCTGCATGGCACATTGACCAACTTCCACGATCCGCATTGTGCGCATCTCTCAGGCTCAAGTTT